CCCTTACTGACAGCTACGATGGAACGACCGCACGTCTTGTCACCGTGATTGTAGTACAGGCAAACCTTACACAGAGCCGACAAACTCATTTGAGTTTTACACGCTCGATGTCTCTAACACATTTCAGGTATGCCCGCAAAGTGAATCGGGCAGCGCGGCGCCCGTGCGTCAAAATACATGTAATCGTCAAGTCCATGCCAAACGCCTCTATGTTTCCCATGTCGCCCCTGTACCCACGCATCGCCATCTGGTTCTATTTCATCATAAACCTCCCACGCGTACACGTCGTACGACTCGTCGAAGTTGATATAAATTAGCTTTTTTATTTCCGAAAAGTATCTCCAAGTCGTAGGCTTGATGGGTCGTGGAACAAAGTCAGACTTTGGGAGCTTTCGAGGTGGAATGCCGAGCGCCCGACGCGTGTCGAAATCAGCGAACAAGCCTATTTGTTCGATGAGATCCCATGGGAGGTTGCCCCATATGGCGGGGTCCATCTTACTTGATGAATATCCAAGCTTTTCCTTTAGGTGTCCATGGACCCTCTGACGTCTGCTGCCATCTCTGATCCTTGGCGAAGATTCCATTCGATTCTTCATTCGCATCGACCCATATAGGCTCTTTGACTTTTGAGAGAACCTTATTCACAAGTCGAGTCGCGAGACCCATGCGTTTCTCAGCGACGCATAGGTCCCCAAGGATCCATTTATTCCCCCAGCGCTGGAGAGTACATACAGCCATCACCTTTGATCCTTCGCGAATCGTATAAAGCCTGTCAAAGCATTTAGGATTCCAAATGCTTTCACCGATCCCAAAATTTTTACTAATAAGTTCATCCATTACTTTACAGACGGGACCTATCTCTAACAGGGAACCACCAATCGATAATCTCTCCAGCACGGATCACGGCGTACAGGACAGCAGCAGCTACACGCCCGGACATCTTTGAGGGTTTGTCAAAGATGCACTTGTACGAAAGCTCCTTAAGCTTGTTGTTGTCCGAGTTGAAATCCATTACAGACACAAGTGCTGAAAGTTTTAAGTGGGTACATAAAAATAAAAATCTTTAGAACAAGTACCACTTGATGGTCGGTCTCGGGAGCTCACATGCTCCCTCGGATTCCTTCTACACTCTCGATCTCTCAGTACTTAAGCGCGTGTATGACGAGTGGACCGAGGCTCTTCCCCATATTAAACCATATTATGCAGTCAAATGTAACCCAAATAATCAGATCATCGAAGCCCTAGCCAAGATGGGATCGAACTTTGACTGCGCGAGCCCAGCCGAGATTCAGGCTGTGCTCGACCTGGGGGTTGAGCCAGAGCGAATTCTTTATGCAAATCCGTGCAAACGTGTGAGCGACATTGTGTTCGCGAAAGATAAGAAAGTTATGCGGACCACGTTTGATAGCGTGTGCGAGCTCAAAAAGATTGCTTCTGTTTTCCCTGAGTGTAAGCTCCTTTTGAGAATCCGTGCTGATGACCCATCGGCACGGTGTAACCTCGGCGTCAAGTATGGCGCCGAGGAACGTGATTGGGACGTTCTGTTGTTTACAGCCCGGACGCTCGGTCTTGACGTGATTGGAGTTTCCTTCCACGTCGGATCGTTTGCATCCAGTTCTAAGGTTTTTGAGGAGGCGGTGCGGACCGCTGAGAGAGCTGTGGACTTGGCACGCGAACACGGGTACGACCCTCGCATCATCGATATTGGTGGGGGATTTTCCTCCGCCTCTGGATTGCCTAAAACCATCAGTGCTCCAAAAGACATTACACTTATTGCCGAACCCGGGCGTTACTTTGTCGAACAAGTCATGACACTGTACACACCCGTCATTGGGACAAAAGGTTCCGGTATAACCATCAGTGAAAGTCTGTATGGCGCATTCAACTGCATACTCTTTGACCACGCCCAACCACAGGTCAAGGAGGTTCTAGATCAATTTTGGAATAAAATTAGTGGACAAGAAGTTTCAATGACAATATTCGGTTCAACCTGTGACGGAGGTGACATCATTTACAAGGAACTCAATTTACCCATGAATATCCAGGATGATGACTGGATCGTCTGGGACAATATGGGAGCTTATACATGCGCAGCTACTACTCAATTCAATGGTATTCCTTTCAATGACCGACCTATTTTTAATATCAGAGAATGCTAAGTAATGCCAAAAGAACAGAAATTACCTCCTTTGAGGATTGGATCGAAAAAGTTTCCATCGAGTCTCAATAGAATCATGAATATGATTGCTCCCCCCTTAGGGAAAAAACCAAATAGTATGCTCAAAAAATGGCTCATACTTAATTAAAAAAAACTCGATTAAAATTAGTAATGATTGAGTTTTTAGAAAATGTATTAACACTTGACGCTATTAAAGCAGCTCATGAAGAAGTATATAGTCAGAAGAATGAAAGAAAGTGGCGTACGAGTAATCAGTCTTGGACGAAGGATCTTACGGTAGATTCACTAGGAACTATACTTATTCATGATATGGACCTGGACTGCCCAGTTGCTAAAGAAATATTCAAACAATTAACCAAATATTTAGATCCTCAATTTAATCATTTACAGAGCATAACATATACCGAATGGCAGCCTATGAGTCTTATTAATTGGCATGATGATAAACATAATGGGAATGGGAAAGAAGGTGCTCATATAACTATTTATTTAAATGAAAAATGGGAATGGAATTGGGGGGGTCTTTTTTGTTGGGAAGATGGTCAAGAACACAGAGTAAAGCGTCCTCAGTTTAATCATGGTCTGATTGTGAGTAAAGGACATAAACATTGTGTCACTGTAACTTCACCAAAAGCTCCCGTGCGAAAAACTCTTCAGATTATAATCACAAATTATAAATAATGGGTCCAATTCTCATAGATGATGTATTTGCCATAAATGAAGAATTTACAGTTGAAGTTGTTGATGATGACGTCGTTGTCATTGACAATATGTTTAAAGATTGGATTAAACTTCGAAACGTGTACATAGACGCTCCAGTTTTCAATTGGAAAATGCCTCAAGGAACCCGTAATTATATAGATTATTATGATTGCAGACATCACTTTATACATCCCCAAAAATATCCATTTACAGACGCGGTATGTAAAATACTCGAACATGTTCACAAATTTAAATTTAAAAGAATTCTTGGTGAAAATAATGCACACAGAACAAATTGGTTCAAACAAATCAAGCCAAAAACATCTGATTGGGCACAAATACACAAAGATGGAGTTAGACCAGGGGAATTCACTGCAATTACATATTTAAATACAGAAGAGGAAAGTTCAGGTGGGACGTCAATTTTTAAAACAATGAATACCAAAGATATAGACGGACATACAGGTGTGAATTACTGGACAAAAGTTCCAAAAGAAAAAATGGGAAAAATATTGAACATTGAAATGAAACCCAATAGAACAGTTATATTCAAATCTGATACTCCTCATGCTGCGTGGCATCCAGTTGATTCATTTTATGATTTTCCGAGACATAATATGGTATTTAGATTTGAAAAAGATCCAGAGCAATCGAAAGTGCATGTTATTAAAAAGGTGTAACGTGTGAAACACATGGTGAAGCTTGGGTGGACAGACAATTTTGAATCAAAATTCAAAAAATGTTATGGAGAGTTCCCTGAACTCGATTCATGGGTCAACAATCTGTACCAGGACAAGACGTTCCCGACACGTGCAGAATTTAACGCAGCTTTTGACGAGTACTGTGCAACAAACAGGGCGACCCGTGAAAAGCTCCACAGGTGCGACAAGGCGGTCATCCTGACCCCAGACGACCTCGCGAAATTTGAGTATGAAGTTTCCCAAGAAGAGTTTGAGGCGGACTATACCAAACTTATCAAAAAGATCAAGGCACTTTTCGAGTGCGAAAAAATTGTTTTCTTTTATTAAGAATGAACCTTGTCATTATCGTTCTGCTTGTGGCTATCCTTGCCGTCCTGGTTCTTCGCCGCTCCCCCAAGCTGATCAAGAAGTGCCCTCTGGGGTACTACTACGCACCTTGGGCAGCTTCAGGCACAGAGTGCATGCCCATCGGCGAGTCTTCTTCAGAAGCTGGCATCTCAACCGATTCCAAGGTTCCAGAGATGTATTCGCCCAAGATGTCCCCAGCATCGGAGGCAAACGCCGTCTTCTACAAGCACCTGATGGATCCTTCCTATTAAATTAATATTTGCGAATACAAATGAAGACTGCTTTTATTGTGATTCTGACAATCCTGGCACTTGCCGTCCTCATGAAGCTGTTCGCTCCCAGTGCTCCATCTGCCAAGTTTGACATATTCTGCTCTCCAGGATACATGCCTACTGGCAGCGGGTGCGTCCCAACCAACGAGGACATCGGTCTGGGACCCAGACCTTGAAAATAATAGTATAAAGAAATAGGATGCGGCATCCAAGACACATCCAGGTGAGACTCACCTGGCCTGAAAGGTACTTCTCGGGTCTGAGTAAATCTATGAAACTCACACGCGAAAAGGAACTGCTTAAACGGAGAAAAGTCCCGTACTCGAAACTGTCCCTCGGACGCTCCAATGCAGGCGGAACGCGCAAAAAGTCCAAGTGGACCTTACTGTTTCACAAAACGTACCCGGGACTCAAGTTTAATAAGAATGCTATTTCCAGACAGACGGGCATCTCAAGATCCACCCTCAATACCGTGTATAACCGCGGACTCAAGGCGTGGAAAACGGGTGGGAGTCGCCCGGGTGCCACTGCGCCTCAGTGGGCAGTGGCGCGCGTGTACAAGTACGTCCTCGTGACCAAGAAAAAGGCACCCAAGGCGTGGTACGCTACCCGCTTTGACCCTGACCAGAATTTGCGCAAGTAAAACTCGACAGAGTTTTTAGATACATGGACCCAGTACCTGGCGTATACGCCTTATGTTTCCATGTCCTCTGTAAAAACACAATCAGATCTTCATCTTTCTTGATTGAACCATCTGGTAAGAGGTACATATCTTCGCCAAGAGGGTTTGGCTTATGACGCTTTAGCGGGCGTGTATCAGGTGGAAACCCTATTTCACCACACTCTTCACCGGTTTTTACCCTAACAACTGTAAATAGTTCCTCCTCCATATTATTTAGAGTTGTCTTATTTTTATCAGGAATCCTCCTTGCGTTCCAGAAAGTATCTGGATATGGGTTCGGCGAGTCTCTTTCCTTTATCCGAAAATTGCAAGAGCCCATCGCGCCGAATGACCATGTCACTCAGAGGGTCGAACGAATTTTTAGTTAAAATGTCCCACCTTTCTTTGTACTTGCGATTTGCTAGGGATCCGTGCCAATGATGTACGATGGTTCCAGGAACCCACGACAAAGAAAGGTTTTTCACGCGATCTTGGTACTCGATCAAGAGATTTTTATAATTTGGGTGAACATTCCCTGGACAGCTGTCTGTGATTTTCCCTATGAGTGCCAACGCCATGTGTCTGTCACCCGATCCAAGAATTGCCCAATCGATCAGACCCTTCATAGCCTCAAACGCTTTGCGTGTGCACGCCCAGGCATATCCTGGGTGCCAAAAGCCGTACTTGTCCGTCTTTAAATAAGGCGTATTACTCCCGCGCGCCATGTACCCGAAGCTTTTGTCCGTCTTGATAGGGTCGCCATTCGGTCCGAGGTTTATGACCGAGTGGAACATCTGGGCTACGTTTGCAAGTTCCAGAACCTGGATCGTATCTTCGACCCAATTTTCATTTAAAAATGTAATATCAGCGTCTATCCACGCTATGTACTTCCAGTTTCTAGGTAACTCATGAGCAGCTAAGTTGACAAGATGTTCCTTTATCCACATCTGATCACCTGGTTTGATTTTCAGGTGTTTCCAAACACCCAGCTTAGGGAGGGAATCACCACACTCGGCAACGACGATCCTGATTCCTGGGGTATTTTTAATTCTATTTACAAATTCAATAAACAGTTGTTTACGTTTTTTGAATTCGCAAAAGTTGAAGTACGGCAATATGACGTAAAGCAAGTCTTGATTGCAAAGGCACTGCATCTACTATTGGTCTGTATTATTTACGGCGAAACTGGACGCCTTATTTTTTGATCATAGGCTGATGAATGTACTCCTCAGTCATTTGATTTTACTTGTGAACTTAAGTGAGCTTATTGGACGCGCGTAGCAACCATAAGTAGCGCATTTATAAAGTTGTAATTCTTAAATTTGAGGTTATAGGATTTATCTGTTGATATAAATTCTATATTCCACCCCATAGAAGACCACATTTTAGATACATAGTCTGCGTTGATCCGTTGTGGTAGTGGCGGTTCCCATGGGTCTGGGTTAGTATCACTGGAAACTAACATGACATATCTTCCTCCAATTTTTATACATGGTGTAATAACTTCTAAATATTGTTTTTGTTTGTTTTCATTTATACAATGAAAAAATGCCGAGTCCAATAATGTATCAAAACTTCCTATAGAATTTGCAAGTTTATGTATGTCGCCTAGTATGATGGAAATTTTGGAACTTACTTTCTTAGTTGCTTCTTTTATTGAGTCAGGTGATTGTTCTACACATGTGACACTCGTCACATCTGGTAAACTGGATATCCATATAGAATTATTACAAAGTCCTGAACCAACATCTAACACTGAACCCGAAAAAGCATACTTTACACTTTCAAGTGCTGGTTGATGTGTTCCTATATCCCAAGGATACATTTAATTTTATTTGTGAAGTTAAGTGCTCTCAATGGGCGCACGTGTTAAAAACACGACGCGTTGATTACCAAATGGATTACGAAGCCAAAGATATGATTGAAATCATGGAACGTCTGATTGAGAAAGACGATGCAACGACAGCGTGGTACCTGCAAAGTGAATTTTCCAGAATTTATAACAAACTTCCACCAAATTCACCTGAGCGTGAGCTCATGGCGGATATTTGGAAGAGATCGATGTTAAAATGGCACTAAGCCCACCACTCATAGGTACAGCGTGAACATTGTATACTTCCTGTATCCGTCTTTCCGACGATTATATTATCACACTTTGGACAACACTCACGCGTGACTGTCGCGCCCTTGGGAATTGAGGGATCATCTGTACCTGGTTTATATGTGTTTTTCATTTCGACCCATTTCTTGAGTTCCTCGTCAGTCATGGCGTCGCCCCATACTTTGCGCGCCTCGCGACGCTGAAGCTCCACGAGACGCGCCGAAAGATAAATTGAAAGATCGAGCGCCTCCTCGAGCGCCTCTTTGACCCAATCGTATCCCGAATCCTCCTTTAGACCGTGCCCATAAGTTGCACGCCCCTGGACCATACGCTTTTGGATGAGCTCAAGAATATCAACATTGAGCTCAGCCATTTAATTATTTTACGCGCAATTTTTCTAAGTATATAATTCTAATTGAGATGATTATCCTCGATCCACTGGTCGACTGAGTTGATGTACAGCAAAAGTTCCCACATATTGTCCACTTGAGGACACCACAGACGAGGTTCCTTTTCACCCTCGTTGAAATAAACACACTGCCAATTTGGCAACCAACGAGCTGTTCCTATATTTTTAAGAGAATCATCGACATAAATGTGAGTATGATGATTAGGGAACTGAGTATACATGGGTACCTCGGGTTTCATAAAGTCCCCGGGACACGCAACAAACACCTCATCACCGATCGCACGAGCAACTTGTCCTGCCCATTCCATCGGAGAATTTGTGAAGAGCGTCACCTTCCAGCCGTTCTGCGTCAATTCGTGAATCTCCTTCGCCTCCTCCTGGAACTCGGTTCCGTATATGACCTCAGCCAAGTGATCCATGAGGCGCTTGTCGTAAACCTTTTCGTTAAAATCACTCGTATCAATTTTAAAAACCATATTCAGACCGCGAGCCGTGTGTCCGTGAGAAAGGTATAGCTGCCTATTTGTTTCACGTGGATTCTTAGACTCTGGCAACTTTGAAGCAACATAGTTGACGCAATTCTCTTTTACGTGAGACAAGAGCAACTTGTCACGCACGATAACACCGTCAATATCCAGGAGTAGAGACTTGAATGCCATTTCTTATTATACAGTTCATTTCTCTAACTCGTTCCACCGTGTTAAAGCCATGTCACGTGGTAAAATTACAATGGCGCTCAATATTATCAAGCTTAATCCAAATGCTCAACTTCCAGTCCGCGCGACTCCGGGTGCTGCTGGCTACGACCTTTTCAGCACTGACAACTATGTCGTTCTACCAGGTCGCCGTGTGGTTGTCTCCACCGGCATCTCAGTTCAGCTCCCGCCAGGAACTTATGGACGTATTGCACCTCGCTCTGGACTCGCCGTGAAGCACGGTCTGGACACACTGGCAGGCGTGATCGATCCAGATTATCAGGGTGAGATCAAGGTGGTTCTTCAGAACCTTGACTCTCAGCAGCCCTTTGTGATTCGCCCAGGGTACCGGATCGCTCAGCTCATCCTCGAGAATTTCACAGAGGTGGAGGTGGTTGAGATTCCGACCGAGAACACACCTCTGAATACTCAGCGTGGAGCCAGTGGTTTTGGGGCGACGGGTATTTAGTTAAGGGATAAAATAGTATTAAAAATAACGGAATGGTCCCGTTTCAGGCGGTTGCCTGGAGCGGACAAGACCAGGACGACCAATATACTCTCCGTATCTTTGGTCGTTCTGAAGATGGAAAATCAGTCTCTCTTGGAACAAAGTTTAACCCGTATTGTTACATTCGTACGGATGCACCGAGAGACACCGTGAAGAGTCTGTTTTGGCGCGGACTCGTATCGTGTCAAGTTCAAAATGCAAAGGATCTGTGGGGGTTCCAGAATGGCGAACTTTCACGGTTCCTAAAAATGGAATTCAAGACGCACAAAGCAATCAGAAACTGTGCGTGGTGCATCGAAAATAACAAGTTTCCCGAACTTGCAGGCGCGCGAGTTTACGAGTCGAACATAGACCCGGTCTTACGATTTATGCACGTGTCGGGGTGTTCCTCGACCGGCTGGATAGATCCGGGAATTTGCGAACCTGATTCAGAGACTCTGTGTGAGATTAACCTCTGGGCACCCGATTGGCACTATATCAAGCCTATTCAGAGGGACGACCTGGCACCTCTACGAATCATGTCGTTCGATATCGAGTGTTATTCGAGTACGGGAGCTTTCCCAGATCCCCAGAATCCTAAGGATGTTGTTTTCCAGATTGCTATGACCACAAAGGAGTTTGGGAAGGAGGGATATCTCGACCGCAAGTGTCTGTGTCTCAAGGAAACGGCAGGGTTTGACTGGTTTGCAACTGAAAAGGAACTTTTGCAAGCTTTTCAGAAGCATCTCGCAAAGATAGATCCAGACATTATTACAGGATGGAACATCTTTGGGTTCGATTTGGAATATCTGTTAGTTCGGGCGACGATTCACTGTGGGCTCGCGCCCGTATGGGGTCGGGTCCGGGGAGAGACTGTTGAACTTGTCGAAAAGAATCTGAGTTCGAGCGCGCTCGGGAACAACATGCTCAAGATGGTTCCCATGAAAGGTCGGTACGTGTTTGACCTGTTTCAGGATGTGAAGCGTGAGCACAAACTTGAGAGTTACTCTTTGAATAACGTGTCCAAACACTTTCTGAAAGATCAAAAGCTGGATATGCCTCCCAAGGAGATGTTTGCGCGCTTTGCCGAGGGTAATGCTGATAAACTGGGGGAGGTGGCTGATTACTGTATCAAGGATACTGAGTTGCCACACGCACTCATGGAAAAGCTTTGTCAGATTCAGAACCAGGTTGAGATGGCAAAGGCGTGTTGGGTTCCCTTGGCATACTTGAGTGAGCGCGGACAGCAAATTAAGGTGTTTTCTCAAATGGCAAAGAAAGCTCGAGAACTTAACTTTGTTATCCCGACATTCAAGTACGGTTCAGGAGGTCCTGGGGCTGATGGGTACGAAGGCGCGACGGTGCTCGAGGCGCAGACGGGTGCGTACTATGGACCTATTACAGCACTTGATTTCGCATCGCTGTATCCAAGCATCATGTGCGCTGAGAATCTGTGCTACTCGACGCTCGTCATGGACCCCAAGTACGATAACCTTCCAGGAGTGACGTATGAGCAGTTTGGACCGCACAGGTTTGCGCAGGCGCCGGCACCTTCACTCCTGCCCGTCATCTTGATGGACCTCAAGGCGTTTCGCAAAAAAGCGAAGAAACTGATGGCTACGGCAGAAGGGACGCCTATGGAGGCGGTTTATAATGGTCAACAACTTGCTTACAAAATTAGTATGAACTCAATATATGGGTTTACCGGGGCTTCTAAGGGCATGCTTCCGTGCGTCGCCATCGCATCCACGGTTACTATGCGCGGACGACAAATGATTGAGGAGACTAAGAATTATGTCGAGGAACACTTTCAGGGTGCCAAGGTGCGGTACGGGGACACTGACTCAGTAATGGTCGAGTTTGATGTTCAGGGACGCAAGGGTCAAGAGGCGATCGATTACTCGTGGCAACTGGGCGAACAAGCTGCCGAACAGTGTACGAAACTTTTCAAGGCGCCAAACGATCTCGAACTCGAAAAGGTATATTGCCCGTACTTTCTGTATTCGAAAAAGCGGTATGCAGCCAAGATGTATGAGAAAAACAAGGCGGGTGCCATCGCCTTCAAAAAGATTGACGTCAAGGGTTTGCAGGTGGTCAGACGCGACAGTTGTCCTTTCGTTCGCGAGACGCTCAAGAAGCTTCTGGGAATGGTTCTTGAGTCGAGCGATCCACGCCCTGTGATTGAGTCAGCACGGGAAGCTGCCCGGGACCTCATGAATGGCAAGGTGCCTATGGAAAAGCTCTTGATGAGTAAGCAACTCGCTGATGGATATAAAATTACAATAGGTCCTAGTGAGCGTGACGCTGTAACACAAGGTATGAAGTTTGTTTCAGGAGATGAAAAGCAGAGTTTACTTAATCTTCTTAAAACGTGTGAATATAAACTTCAGCACGAGGCGATTATTGAAAAAATACTATTGAAAAACGTTCCATTTTCGCAACAACTAAAAAAGGTTTCTAATGCAGTTCCACTACCTCATGTTCAAGTACGAAATGCTACGAGGGCGCGTGCACCAGGTTCGGAGCCTCAGCAAGGCGACAGGGTCCCCTTTGTGATTATCAAAGGGTCAGGTAAAATGTACGAAAAGGCGGAGGACCCCGCATGGGTCCGTGAAAAGGGAATACCAATCGATTACGACTATTATTTTAGTAACCAATTCAAAAAACCAGTTCAGGATCTTTTGGAACCGTTGGTGAGTGCTGACCAGATTTTTGACAAGAAATTCATGGTCAAAGCAACAAGCACATCTGAGATGGAGGCGCGCAAAGCATTCCTCACCCGTTTCGGGTTAAAAGTCAGTTCCGCAGGAGGACTTTAGTCCGACGGGAGCGGAGCTCCCTGAACTGTTCCGTAAAAAAGAATCACAGTCGCCGTGCAACTGGTCTTAAAAGTTTCAACAGTATAGATAGTAAGATGGAACAACAGATTCTCGACTTGATCGAGGAGGAGGTGTCTCGCCGGGTCAATCTCAGACTCGTAAGTGCCCTCGAGTTTGTTTCCAAGACGTATGATATTCCAGTTGAACAACTCATGAAAGACTCTGCCAAGGTGGAGTGTACATTCTGTAAAGGTATTCTCAAGAGTAAGAAACGCTGTATGAAACAGCCAAAGGAGAATGGGTACTGCGGATTTCACCAGAGTCAGATCCCTCCACCCGTCTTGAAACAAATTGAACGTGTGAAAGCTCCTTGGGAAAGTTAGTAAGTCTGAAAGACTTTTCAGTCGGTCCTTCGGACTTGAACACTTAAGGCTTTAGAACCTAATTAGAATAATGAACAAGTCTACACTTTTGCTGTCGAGTCTCGAACGTTTTTTTGATGACCCAAAAAATCAAGAACAGTTGTTTGATATTTTGGAACATCGGAAAGGTATTTCTCTTCGCAAACTCGAGTGGTTTGTCACCAATTATTGCAAGGCTAAGCAGGTAACCTACACTGCCCCAAACGGTAAGATGTTTACTGTACACGTGGCATACAAGTCGAGCCTTGACGGGTACAGTAAAAAGCTTTTCGACCCCTTTTGTCGAACCGAGCGTATAGAGTTCAAGGGACTGACAACAACCGTCGCCCAACTCAATTTTATTAGATGGACAATTTCTAATGGTATCATCGCTTATATCCTTACTGAAAAGGAGTTGTTGCGAAACCACCCTGAAATTGCAGAAGATTGTACCCATAATAAAACAGATACAAATTGTATCCCTGCGTAATTTGCGCTGTATATTGAGGTTTGAATGTGAGTGAAAGATTAGTTGTTTGTGAATTTAACTTTGAAAAATTAAGATACCCTCCCTGATTGTACTCTTTTGGAGTGAGCCCAAACGAGTATGTATAGATGTTTTTAGATGGTATAGACAACCCGTGTTCAAGTGGTTGTTTGAACGAGTAATAAAGAGACCCCTGGAAAGTACTGAGAATATCAACGTTATTCAACGTGATTTTTGCTGTACTAATCACATCAACAAAATTGGAATTGCCTGAGGGGAACTGAAGCTGAAGACCAGTAGCAATGTACTGTGTTGTATAACCATAACTGTACCGCGAGTCTGAATAACGCCCATCGCTCACATCCTCATAATTCTTATTTCTAAAAAACCATGCCAATGTTTGAACAGGGAAATTTGCAGTCAACTCGAGTTGAGGATTGTTGCCCGAAAAGGACAGGGTTGACTCTTTTTGAACTTTGGGTACGAGGTACTTTAAAGGCGTGTTCATGTAGTACAGTCGCTCGTCGTCATTGAGGAGAATCTCTTCTGTGATGAGGGTCGGCAAATTTGTCGTGTCTGGTGAATAAATATCCATTTTACTGCCTACAGGTGCATTACACCACCAAGTATTTTGCTGAAATGTAAAGCGCACGTAGAGACGCTGATTCCACATGGCGCACAGAGGGAAGTAAGGGCGCCGGAGTCGCTCACGCGCCTTATTGTTTGCAGAGTGTCTGCGGCAAAAGAAGAATTCTAGTGGAGTAATAATATCCGAGCTTGGGACGACGTTTGCATATGCCGAGTACGACAAGACAACGACACCCGAACCGCCATTCCCGGGAGTTGTCCCGAACGCGCCTCCGCCTCCACCGCCCGTGTACACGGTTCCGCTAACTGCCGCAGTATTTTGTGCAGAGAAACCAGTGACGTTACTCGAACCGGCACCGCCTCCACCTGATCCACCGGGAGTTGCGAGAGTTCCCGTAATAGATGTGTTCGAGGCACCCCCACCGCCGCCTCCAAAGTAAGACGCCGTGTACGGATAAACCGCGTTACTATACAAAACTCCCACACCGCCACGTCCTAGTGTACCCGAGGTCGTGAATGCAGAGCTTCCCGTGCCAGTTGTCACATTTGCACGCCCACCCGCGCCACCACCGGACGCAAAGGCTGTGTTGCTCGAATACATAAACTGGGAGTTTGACGTGTAAGCAGTCCCACTCGCCCCGCCGTACGCACCTCCGTACCCACCTGTAGCTATGTACCCGTTGAAACTTGAGGTGGTCCCGTTTGGACTTGCCTGAGTTCCCCCAGTTCCTACATTCACCGAGTACGTCCCCGGGAGCAAAAACACAGACTGGTTTACGACTCCTCCACCACCTCCTCCCATAGCATTGTAAATAGTCATGTTTAGACCGGAAGGTAAAATAATCCATTGAATTCCAGTCACAGGGTTGATTGTAATGGTAGACGAGTTGGCAGCCGAAACCGTCCCACTAAATTGTACATTTGAGGAAATGAAGGTGGCTGGTAAACCAACGAGTGCCGACGAAGCGGCAGGCGAAACTGTTATGGCTGGTGTAGTTGTAGGATTTATAGTTGTAAGATTTGTAGAAGTTCCCGTAAACACGTTACTTCCAACTGTGATCCTGGAAGTTCCTGTTGAGAATGAACCCCATGTAGGAGCAGTACCGAGATTGAGAGTCACACCCGACGCAGAAACTGAAGCGATATTAGACCATGAAGGTGCTGCTGACCACTTACTAGAAGTGATCGCCGTGTTTGAACCAACCGCTGCGCCAAGCATGGACGAAAGGGAAACTGTGAGAGTGGTGGGAGTCGCAGGGCTATAGTAAATATTTGAAGAGTTTGTAGTTATATAAAGACCGTTAGATCCAGCACCGCCGCCACCCACCACGAGGAGGTTCACCTGTGAGGCTGTGTTGATTGTGAACGTACCATTCGTCGTAAAGGTGTGAATCGTATTCGATAAAATGTTTGAATTTATGACACCTCCTGTTCCGATAACGGGTGTGGAAATATTAGACTGGGCATCAACTGCTGCAAAAACTCCATTTTGTTCATCGGCGTCCAAGAAAAGTTGATCGCGAATAATGTACCAATCGTCGTACAAAGTCTCGATGACTGTTTCATTGACCAGGAGATCAATTTGCTTGATGAGCGCTCTTCCTATATGGTCAGAGTAGACATACCCTTTCAGGGCTGGCATCTTCACGCGAAGGTACATGTTCGAAAGTAAGTGACCCAGCTCTGTAGGGCGCAACTCAATTTGAAGGGTATTTCCCTGATATGAGGGATTAGGTGGTGGAAAAGGTGTGACACGCTGGAACATCACAAAGTTGGTATATTGTTTGAAAAGTGATGAAAATTGTGAATTGGCATAGTCGTTACTCAACAAGTACGTGTCCTGAGGACCTATTGCTGATAAAGCAAGCACAGACCCCTGAGAAAACCCCCGGTCTTTCTTGTCTATATAAAGCTGGACAGGAGGGGGGTCCCATGGTATACCAGTGTTCAAGTCCCTGAGATGAGCTGAGTTTCCTGTTTTTATATTTTGGTTCAAAATTACTACCCCCTTGGGGTCGTATGATATCGTCGTGAAATTACCAGGGACAATGGTGTTTGTGTAATATGCTTCATGGATAATCGCAGGATAACCCTTGACATAAACTGGGACATCAATCTTAGGCGCGGGACTATCATCTATAATCTCTAAAATTGCCGAGTTATAATCACTAATTCCCTGACTATAAGAAACGACTCTCAGAGGCATCGTTATCCCTGGAAGATTCTCCACAATCCATCCTTTCCCTGTTCCCTGCGGGGGTGGTACAGAAAAAATAAAATTAACAACGCCTTGATTTACTGTATAGTAACCATACAAGGGGGCACTCACCTTTTTGGAAACAAATTGAACCTTTCCCGGCGGATAAAGAATAGCTCCCGTTGTATACTGCACTCCTTCAATTGACTGGTCCGTGTCTGTCTGAAGAGTAAATGACCAAAGGTACGAACCATAGTTATCAAGAACTCCGCTTGCGTTGCTGTACCCAGTGACTTGGATTTGACCCACAATTCCAGTTATGCCGATGGCAGTCCATCCAACACTCACCTGTGTCGATGTAAATGCGTTCGTAGTAGCATAAAATGTCACCTCTTGAGGACCAGTTACTTTATAAAACCCGTCCACATCAACTGGTGAAAGAATAACTGGAGTTTCTTCTACTAACGGAATAGTAGCTTCAATAGCAGCCTGTGTAGCCTGAGCAATTATTTCCGGAGATGCAGACTGCAGGTCTGTAGGCTGCAGGTCTGTAGGCTGCTTTGAGACGCCTTTCTTACTAAATAAATCTTGAAAAAAGTCCAAAGCTTTTGTCTGAACTCTTCGCTCCAATTGAATAAAATTTTCGAATGCTTTTTGGGATTCTCGTTGTATCCCTGACATCCTCTCTACAACTCACTCAGATTATTCTTCCACATTTGGACCACAGTTGTTGCCTTGAGTTGCTCGCGTTCCGTGTTTTTCATAGTACACAAGTCCTTGAGCTTGAGAACCTCCTCTCGCGTATACTGATAAGTCTTGATATCAAGGAGCTTTGACCAAATTTCCTCTTTGAAGTTTTCAGCTCGAAGTTGTCCCCTAATCTCTTCCAAAGGTACGTTCAGCACCTGAACTCGTTTGTTGATAACGAACCCTATGAATCTCGCCTTTTCACTCAACCACTGAATCTCAGAATCCAGCTGCTTGAGGAGGTGCGCCTTGCGTTTCTTGTACGTGCCGATCCGAATCTCCATATATTCCATGAGAATCTCCTCTGGACTATTGTACTTTTTGACAGCTCCATTCGGTCCGATGAGGTACATGTTACTCGTGTGAATAGTCTTGGTCAGACCGAGATCCCGGATAGGGTTTTCCAAAGCTTCTCCGCCCCATATGCGAAAATCAGGTGTTGTTTCACTTGAGTGATTCTCGTATTTCTGGATCGTACCCTTGTCCACCAGGTCGTCCAGGTGCTCCTTGAAGTCCTGGATCCACCGACCAGGTGGAAGCTCCTTCACGTGCAACTGACTTCCCTCCTTTTCCACGATACCCTCCATGACCCATGTGTGCTCCTTCGTCTTTGTAATTTTTCCCTTAAATCCCTTGAAGTGAGGCTTCATTGCAACCATTGGAACCTGTTCAAGACCACACAAAATATTGTGCTTCACAGCCTCTGCATCAAACGGCGGAACATAGCAGCTGAAGCCCGTCCCGATACCTTCGGCGCCATTGATGAGAATCATAGGGATGACTGGTGAATAAAACTCAGGTTCAACATGCTGACCATCATCCACAACATATTTTAGAACAGAATTGTCTAAAGGGTCGAAAATGGTTTTCGTATGAGGAGCAAGTCGGGTGAAGATGTACCTGGAACTCGCAGCATCCTTCCCACCTGCCAAACGAGTTCCAAACTGCCCAGATGGTTCGAGGAGGTTCAGATTATTTGCACCCACAAAGTTCTGGGCAAGGTTCACGATTGTTCCCTGGAGACTTGCTTCGCCGTGGTGATACGCCGTCTGTTCAGCCACGTAGCCTGCCAGCTGCGCCACCTTCATGTCAGACGTCAGGTTCTTCTTAAGGCAGGCGTAAATCACCTTGCGCTGGGAAGGTTTGAGACCGTCTGAAACATGTGGGATAGATCGCTTAATGTCCTCGGCGCTAAAGTTGGACAGGTCGCGATGAACGAAATCACTGACAGAGAGAGTCTTGACTGTACCATATGGAATCTCCTTAGGTGGAGACGCCATGTGCTTCGTCAGCCACTCCTTGCGGTCATCTGCAAGAGCCTTGGCAAACGCAAGACGCATAGACTCGTCAACGCGTGCATCCGAACTGAAAGCGACCGTGAGGCGGTCAATTTGCTTGAAATACTCCTTGGCTTCTGCGCTCGTGGAGGTTCCCAGACCCTTGTAGTACTTTGTTCCAGCCGGCGGAGCTGACTGACCCTGGTGCGCAGTCCTGAAAGCCTCTTCCGTAAAGTACCAGGTTTTCCCCGCCTTGATAACTGGGGTAACCATAGACACCACAAAACCCAACTCGATGAGTTTCGGCCAGTACACGTGGAACATGTTGAGGACCAGACCCTTGATGTGTGACCCATCCAAATCGGCATCTGTCATAATCATGAGACGCCCGTACCGCAATTCTCTCAGAGAATTATAGACCTTACCATGTTGGAGCCCAAGGATCTTCTTCATGTTGGAGAATTCCTCATTATCAGTCACTTGTTTTACAGAAGCATCTCGAACATTTCGCGGCTTACCCCGCAGTGGGAATACGCCGAAAGCATTGCGTCCTACAACGCTCAGACCAGCAATGGCAAGAGCTTTCGCCGAGTCACCCTCGGTAATAATAAGCGTGCACTCATGAGACCTGTGAGTTCCAGCCCAGTTAGCATCATCGAGCTTAGGAATTCCCGAAATGCGCGCCTTCTTGGACCCGTCTGTCTTCTTGAGCTCTTTGTCGACTTGGGAGAGTCCCTTGGACAGGAGATCCTCCAAGACACCCGTCGCCAGGACATCCTTGATGAATTTTGGTTTAAAATCAATGGTCTCAGTAATTTTTGAAGTACACTCAGCCTTGGTCTGACTGCTAAATGTGGGGTTGACTATGACGGCTCGCACAAACACAAAGAGTGACGACTTGATTTGGGCTGGTTTAAGCGTCGAGCATCGCTTGTCTTTAGCAATTTCGTCGCAAATTAACTTGGTAATCTTATCGACGTGAGTTCCACCCTTGGTGGTGGAGATGCCATTCACAAAGCTGACCTGCTGGAAAGCACCGGACTGAGAGTGTCCTATGACCACGTCAAAGTTGTCGGTGTGCATCTTGGATACATTCGCGAGACCATGCATCTTGGCATAGTCTTCGAGGCTGGGAGTCTTGAGCAATTCCCGGTTGAAATATACCTGAGCCTTGGAGCACCACATAGCCGCGTCCCATGTGCGTTTCTCCACGAGCTTGGCAAAGTCACCCGGACCACCGAAGCGCTTCCAGTCTGGATAAAAAGTGATGGACACATACGGGCAGATTTTGTCTGGAGAGGTGACGATGTCTGGCGGCTCAACCTTGCTCATATTGTCGGTCCAAGTTTGCATGTAAATCTTCTTACCATCACTAATTTTGATATTAAATTTCAAACTGAACACGTTGGTCAACTTGGCACCGTACCCGTTGCGACCACCTGTCACGCGTTGCTCGTCGTCATTATAATTGGAACTGGTCAAAAGGTGCCCAAAGATGAGTTCGGGGATCCAGATGGGCTTTCCGTCCGTTCCCTTTTCAGTCTCGTGCTTCTTGATTGGGATAGATACGCCGTAGTTTCGGACAAAAACAAAGTCCTTGCCCGTCACGACTTCAATCTTGTTCACCTTTTTGGGGTGCATCGAGTACTGGTCGATGGCATTGACCAAGACCTCGTCAAAGATTTTCACCAGCGCAGGTGAAACAGAAAGCTCAGAAAGCTTGAAATTGTCCCCGTCTCGAATCCAATAGGAGGAAGATTCGGGAGCGAGGGATCCGACATAAGTGTCGGGACGCTTGAGAATATGCTCAACGTGTGTGAGCCGTTCATAGCTCATCGTTTGTGAAATTACGACTTGTCTCTTTAGCTGATACAGGGGGGAGGTGCTGAATACAAATGTTCATAGAATCCACCACCTTGCAGAACCAAATGGGCAAATGTGAATAAAGCTACGCTCATTCCAGCTGCTGCTGCAAGTGGTTCCTGTTTGTTCTTCGCTACAATCAATTCACCAATTGTGACGATCATCACGAATACAATTGTTTCGATTATGAGAGCAGCGGGGGTTCCTGCAAATGTTTGCAAAATACCCGTCGAAAAATCTGGTGAAACGTGTGCAACAACTGCCAAGCCAATAGCAATTACGAAGCCTATTAATCCGACGATGACAATTGGTAAACCTAAGACGTTCTGTTGGTTCTTTTCCTGATCAGACATTTTATCATTTCCGAAAACAGTGAAATATCCGGCAAATTCACGGCACACGTGATACAAGAAAAAGAGCATCAGGGCAAACACAAAGTGGTTCATAAATAAATCAGAGCGACCACGTGTAAATGTAAGCCAACCGGCTGCAATTGCACCAAACCCTGCGACTGCAAAACTGTCCTGCATAAATTGCTTAGGATGATCTCTTACATATGACGAGTGACCATTAATTAAAGCAAGTACAATAAGTCCGAGAATAAGACCGCCCTTACCACCGATAGCGAATTTCTCAAACAAACCCGCAGCCTTTGTTTGAATAGCAGTAACTGGACTGTTCCGAAGTTTTGAATTGATCAAAGCGCTAAAAATCAAGAGCATACATGCCGATATAGGAAGTCCTACAGTCATTCCAAGGTTTTCCGAATGCGGAGTTTCATGTGTGGATTCCATAACGGGTTCTGGGGCAGGAACCGGTGTTGGTGTCGGGGTTGGGGTAGGTCCTGGGGTCATAGTAGAGCCTGAACCTTCCGCAGCACTCATATAACTTTACTTGCGATAATTTTTAAACAAAATTGCAAATATAAGGGCTGACATGAGAATCATGAGAATAATCGTCGTATTGTCGAACAGTGGTTTTGGAGCCTCGGGTTCACACCCTGATAACCAGTGTTTGAGTGCATCCTCGTAAGTCACTATTGGTTTCCCGAGGCGTTCATTCACGATATTGTGAATATCGACTGACCATCTGAACTGATCCACATCTGGGATGGGTTTCTCAGCGAGTAACTGGGAAAAGTGAAGACGGCACCCGAAACAGGGGAGGACCATCTGGTATGTCTCGATGAATGTCTTGAGAGCTGCTTTATCAACAGCTGCAAGACATGCAAGGTGAAATGCACCCCAGAAGTAAGGACCAAAACTCTTTGGACACAGTCCCATTAATTTATGTAAAGAAATTAAAATGTGTATCCAAACGTATCAATTTCATACTTGAAATACCCGGCTACGAGATCTCGTGTTTCATCTGTGTAATATTGTTGATAAGAACCTTCATAGTCTCCTTTATTTCTATGTGGCAATGGTATTTTTGTTCCTAAGATGTCTTGTATCTGTTTAAATTTCTCATCTATCTCTTCAAGTTTAATTACAATGTCAAAATCTTCTGCTTTGGCGTTGAATATCGTAAAATGGGTTGATAGACCCCATCCCGGTGATTTTATATTTGGAAGAAGTTTAATAAATTCAGTAAATGTTGGTATTTTATCTAAATTAAGTGCAATTTTAAACATATTATTAGTTTCATAGCTTCTTATCCAGTAAAAATACATGCTAACTATTCTGTGCCAAGGATTTCTAACAATAATGAAAAATATATATTTTGGAAATAATTTTCTATAATCTTCAATATTTTTTGATGAAAAATATACCGAACTGATATCTATAGCCTTTAATTCATTTATTTTACAAAAATTATCTATACTCTCAAGACCGCATTTAGGCAAACCGAAAAATAACACCTTATCTTGTATATGTTTGATATTACTCATTATCCACTACAAATAAAATTTATGACTCAACGAAACACAGTCCAGTCTGTGCGGTAGTACCCATAAGGATAAGTATCATTATCTACTCTGTTAAATGGTGGATATATATGAAGATACTTTTTCGGTACATTTATTTTGCACATTTCTACGACCCATGAAAAACCTGAATTTGTTCCGTGATAAGCTTGCGACCTTTCAATTACTAATCTATAATCAAAAATACAAGAACTCTCAACGGGGCTATATCCTTTACTTATGCAGAATTGTTTCGTAGTTTCTGGAATTTTTTTACGATCTATTTTACCTGCAGCTGGTGCATCTTGAACAACTATATATTCTGTTGTTCCTAGGTATTTTATCACCTTTTGATAAAATTCCTCCTCGCGCTCTTCATCCCTGAGAACATAAAAATTGTCAAACATGAGATTAGGATCCAAATTTGCGTCCTCATATAGTTCCCGTACCCAATTTTTCCTATAAGGAAGTTGAAAACATAAATGAGGCGTTTTCATATAACCTAAAATTAATGTTTCACATTTGGCATTTTTTCCAATTTGAACCAACTCTTTTTCTGAAGACTCTTGGTTTGCGATAACATACTGAATATTTGTAAGATCCCTAAACATATATGGGGTATTGAACATGTTAACTTTGTGCACCCCCAAAATTACATCTCTAGTTTTTACAAACTCTCTCACGAGTCCGTTACATACTACAGAGTCTCCGAAACCAGGTGAAATTATTATGAGTAACTCGGGCTTTTTAGTTTTGCACGACACATGAGACTTTTGTTCAATATCATTAATTTTAGACTTAAATTCATGTCGTTTATCATTCCATGTATACACAAGTCTGGCGAGTCTAATAAATTCGTCATCGAAACATTGTTGTCTTTCCTTTTTCCTAATCTCATTTTCAACATTCCAGATTATTGTATTTACATTTTTGAGTTCTTCACTTCGTTCATCGGTTAGTTTTGCAAGTTTTTGATACTCCCTTTCTATATGTTCCAACTTTTTTGGATCTTTAATTCTTTCTTTTTTAATTTCCAGGATTGAAAGCCTATCTAAAATATCGGCTTTGTCATCCATTAATACTATTTTCACACTTAAAATCCTCCGCGAAGACGCAATACGAGGTGCAGGGTAGATTCCTTCTGAATGTTATAGTCCGCCATGGTACGGTCATCCTCAAGCTGTTTGCCTGCAAAAATGAGACGCTGCTGATCTGGAGGAATACCCTCCTTGTCTTGAATCTTAGCCTTCACATTGGCGATTGAATCACTGGATTCAACCTCGAGTGTGATTGTTTTGCCCGTGAGCGTCTTTACGAAGATTTGCATTCTAATATATACACCGTGCTACTTTTTAAGCCGAGAGAACCTCTGCGGGTACCTCCACGGGCGCCTCCACGGGCGCCTCCACGGGCACCTCCACGGGCACCTCCACGGGCACCTCCACGGGCACCTCCACGGGCACCTCCACGGGCGCCTCCACGGGCACCTCCACGGGCACCTCCACGGGAGCTTTTGGGCATCCGCACTCGCACTCGCATCCCTCGCAGTTTGGACCACAGCCGCACTCGCAACCGCATGATGCAGCCTTTGCATTCAGAGCCTCCTCAATCAAAGCAGATGCACGTGAAACTGGGACGTCCTCATCGGCAACCTCTTTGATAATATTCCAAGAATACATATCTCCTTTTACTATTTTTAAATAACCGCCCTCTGGTATTACATACCAAGAACCATCGTAATCGTTGTGAATAAGACCTGAATCATCGATAATCCACTTAAAATCGTTATCCGCGGACACAAGTTCTGCCTCTGACAGTATCCAATATGAATGACGCACATAAAGCCCAGTATCTATGTTACGAATTTGACCCTCAGAATCAATTTCGTACGTAGAACCCTCGTTCGCCAAACGAATTCTATCACCAACGTTTGCCCCCCAAAAAAGACCTGATCCATGCTGCTGAATCTTGAACGACATTTATATTATAAGGTGATATTTTTTTAAGTCTCTAAAAAATTCGTGTCTTGTCGCCGTTGAGGACAGCTCTACATGATAGAGAATCAAAATGGATCTCGCTAAGCTTCGCCCTACATATAGCCAGTTCCGTACCGAGCGGGTAGCAGTCGAGGATGGGCACGCTCGTATGCACGTCGCACCTCCTGTAGCTAAAAAACCATCCCTTGCACCCTTACAAGGCAAGGGGAGTGAAGTCTGGCAGAAACTGTACAACCAGGCGGTAGAAGACAAGCACCCCTACCCGGAAAAGTGTGCAGACTCGGTGCTCCGGGCTCGCGAAAAAGCCCTCAAGATTGAGGCAAATAGGCACAAGCTCCAAAAAACGGACAAGGTGCCCAAACCTGCTGAGACTGTAGTTGCAGCAAAAACGGGGGTCAAGCGTGCACGCGTACTCCCATATGACTCTCGCTGTACGGCGACCAAGATGGACGGCAAGCAGTGCGAGTTCAAGCGGCACCCCGACTGTGGGAAATTTTGCTCCAAGCACGCAGTGAAGCTCTGAACAAAAACCTTTGAATAGTGTAATGGAGATGGATTGGAACATCATATGGGCGGCTATCGCCATCAACTTTTTACTCGTCTACATCGTCCCTCGTATTATAAAGAAACCTACAGGAATTCAGGTCATTGATGACGTGGTCCTGTACTTTAACTCCCAGAAGGGGTTTTTGCTCGCATCCTCCATTGTCCTCGCAGGTGTCATATACGGCGCGCACTACTGGGTAAAATCATCTGGGGGCGAGGGACACTCGCACTCACCTGATTTTTAAGTCACTACGCGACTGGAATTTTAATATTGATCAAAAGTAAATGTTTAAGACTACAAACGCCGCTGTTAATAATATTAAAAAGGCTAACGAGAAGATGAACAACGCAGCCATCGCGGCAGCAAATGTCCAGCCCGGAAACGCTATTCGCAGTGCGAATGCCGCCGCGGGTAACCTGGCTACTGCCAACCAGCAGCTGAACACTGCCGCAAATCAGGCACGTAACCTGGGTCTGAACAAGGTGGCTGCCAATCTGAAGAATGCCGCAAACAAGGTTAAGCAGGCAAAGTTGGCAGAGGCTCTGAATCACACAGCAAATGCCGTGAAAGCGATGAACACACGTTCGCCATCAGCTCTGTAGTGTGTGTATGCTCCCATGACGTCACGCGCTTTTCGAAACAATCTTTCATGTGCTGAGCAAGTGCCTCAGTTGAGGGGTGACCCCACTCGAGTTCCTTTGTAAATAGAAAATCGTCAAACCCTATGGGTCCCAGGGTACATGGTACGACCCACGGCGTCTTGACATACTCCTTCAGTCCCCCGTAATCAGTTATAATGACGGGTTTGGACATGAGGGCAGCCTCCACAGCTCCCATTCCGACCCCCTCGGAGTGTGAGCAGTTGATATAGCAGTGACAGCTCGCGTGAATCCTGTCCATGGCATCGTCCGACAATAGTCCGTTAATCACAACAACACCTGGGATGTTCAGGTGCAAAGGCTGGATACACGTCGCCTTGAGTACCAGACGTGCTTTGTCCCCAAAATTACACATCTGAAAAGCTTGAACAAGTCCATTCAGATTTTTACGTGGATCCGCCATGTTACCGATTGAATAAAAAGTGTAAGGCGTCACCTCCTTGGGCACTTTGTGTAGTTTCTCATACGCAAAAAGTGGGAGAACCTTCCACTCCACCTCTGGAAACTGACGCTCAAATACGCGTTTACAAAATTCAGACGCCACGTAAAGAGTCTTGTACTTGCGCAAAATCCCGTAGACTGGATTCACAGTTTCAGTTTCACAGATGGTCATATAACTCATTTTTTTGCACATTTTCGCATACTGGTCGATGATATTAAGCTGCTCCTGAATAGGCAGGACAAAGGCAAAACCTGCATCATATGTTGCTTTCTTTGGTGGGTGACCAATTTCACAGTACTCTGTATCGTGACCCTGGGAACGCAAGAGCTCTGCGTACCGATTCGTGACCTGTCCTATACCCGCAAGGAGTCTAGGTCCTATGAATAGTACCCTCATTAATTATCATTATCCATCATTCGTTTAACTAATTCACCAAATGAAATCTTTGGAGTCCATCCCAAAACTTCACGAGCTTTTGTAGCATCTGCTATCAAAACATCAACCTCAGCTGGGCGATAAAACTCAGGATTTACCTTGATGATTACATTTCCATAATCATCCTCTCCAACTTCGTCAACACCCGCACCCTTCCAATCTATGAAACGACCTAAGCATGCCATTGCCTGGTCGATAAACTCACGAATGCTATGCGTCTCACCCGTGCCAATCACAAAGTCCTGGGGCTCAGGCTGCTGAAGCATAAGCCACATAGCCTCTACATAGTCCTGAGCGTGTCCCCAGTCGCGCTTGGCATCCAGGTTACCCAGCTCGATAGGCTTGCGAGTCTTGACCCATTCCGCAAGCCCGAGTGTAATCTTGCGCGTCACAAACTCCTCACCCCGACGCTCAGACTCGTGGTTGAAGAGAATGCCGGTACAGGCGAACATACCGTACGACTCGCGGTAATTCTTGGTGATCCAGTACCCAAAAAGCTTGGACACCCCATATGGGCTTCGAGGATAAAATGGAGTAGACTCATTCTGGACAGGCTCCTGGACCTTCCCAAACATCTCAGACGTCCCAGCCTGATAAAATTTGAATTTTGAAGTAAAATTAGTCTGACGGATAGCTTCCAGAATTCTCATGGTTCCCAGGGCATCCACATTTGCTGTGTACTCGGGCTGGCTGAATGATACCTTGACATGGGACTGGGCACCAAGGTTGTAAATCTCAATGGTATCATACTGCTCAAATGAATTTATGATTGAATTTATACGAGCAGTATCTGTGAGATCTCCCTCCACGAGATGAAACTCAGGATTGGTCTTGAGGTGTTCGATACGCTCATGTTTCCGCTCGGAGCAGTATCGAACTAGACCATAAACTGCGTAGTTTTTATCGAGTAAAAACTCAGCCAGGTATGAGCCGTCCTGACCTGTCACGCCGGTAATAAGTGCCGCCTTCATGTGTTACCAAAGACCATTCGCCTTATCTGATAATTTAAAAAAGCTATCCTCAATTCTAACGGATTTTGAACTAAAATTGTTAATAAAACCTCACGACCAAATCTGCTGAGAGGGCACCTTACCCATAGCATCGAGACCCAAGATGTTAGGTACTCGAGGGTCCCCATTAAAAGAAAATGTATATAAACTTTAGATGAGCTTGCTTGGAGTTCTGGCAATGACAAGTGCTGAATTATTTGGAAATGCACACCTCAAGTGGTACACTGATAATGGGAAGAACCATCACTTGGGACTTGGTATCCTGGCATGGGCTCTTGTTCTGTTCTTTTTGGTTCAGACACTGAAAACATCCAGCATGATGTGGACATGCATCATGTGGGAAGCTATGATCGTTCTAGGAGGTGCGATAACGGCATATGTGTTTTTTGGGGAAAGGTTCACTCACTGGATTCAGTGGCTCGGGGTTCTCCTTGCCATTGGTGCCGCAATGTGTATAAATTACAAGTGTAAATAAACACTGCGACCGTGAGTAAAGTAAGATGGACCCGTTCCATAAGCACTTGATTGAACGGATCACCAATTTAGAAATAGAATTGAATGCGCTCAGGGAGGTGACGTGGCCTGTATGTCAGAGCCTGTGGGACAAGGATGGACCTTTTCAAAATAGAAAGCAAAAAAAGACGTTTTTTAGAACACTTTTCGTGGGGCAAGTCCAGGCACTTTTACGCCTCAAAGCACTTTTTATTGGAACTTCCCCAGGTTTAGCCGTTTCAGAACTTCAATGGGTGCTGGAAGAGGAACCTGTTCGGGGCGAGGAATTAGTATAGTCTTTCCATCCGTGTGAAGTCCCTGAGTGATGTAGTGTTCAAAAAGCTCAGGCGTCTGTGATGCGTGGTGTCCGTCCCTGGCGTGAGCAAAGGTCTGCATCTTATTCCAAACGTGCATGGGTGTTCCGAAGCTACTCAGGTGCCACCCAGAATATTGCAAGACGGGAAACTTCCATCTGTTGTCCCGGAAATAGTTGGGTCCCGAGCGCTTGAGGAGTTCACAGTTGGTGATGACCGTGCCGATCCATGGCTCGCCCGTAAACAGGTAATCCAGTGAGTACTCGAACATCCACATATGGACTGAATTTACTATGTGTGGTAGCTTTTCAAAAGGAACAAGCTTCATATCCGGAATTTCATCCACGTCACTTATCATCACGATTGCATCACTGGGAACAGGGACCTGAAAGGTCCCGTCGGCGCTTGCGCCTCCCTCGAGTCCCTTCAGGATGCACTCGCGCTGATACTTTTCGCGACACCAGGGGTTTTCATCCTTGGGCGCCTCCTCTGCTGTCATGATGATGTGAGTGATTTTGGGGAGCCATTTTGCGAATCGCTGCTTGTTGTTTTCGAAAAAAAGTTCCTTTGGACCACCGACATGATTGACTTCTGCTTCGACAAGAATAAATCGATCAACATAACGATCGAGAAGCTCAAGGCGGAGCTCGAGAATATCGAGCTCGTTGTAGAACATGAACCCATCTACGAGCATTTATAGTTAAAATAACTCTTGCCCTTATCTTGCAGAGATTTCAAAACATTGAGGTAATTTTCATGATGACCGCCCTGGAATTGGTGGTGAAGAGCATCTGATTCAAACCCATATGGAAATTGTTGGATATGACCTATATGGCATTCTGGGGTGTAGACTGTCCTGAGGGTCACACCCTGCTTGGTCAGCAGGTTGCTCAGGATGACGTCATCAGCAGCCCGCGCCTCCTCACGCAACTCCTTGAACTCCTCAGCCATTTTCTGGATCCAGCCCGCCTTGACAATGACTGCACCGTACCCCTCGAGGACATCCATGGGAACCCCGTGCTGGCGAGGATACCTATTTTTAAAATAATTTTCAAACTTGAATCCCGAAAGACCCCAGGCGGATTTCTCGTCAGTCTTGAAGCACTTAAGAAGGTTGGTCACTAATTTTGGATCATAATTGGTGTCATCATCCAGGTACACAATAAGGTCCTCAGGGTCCAGGAACTCAGCCGGTCCAAACACCTTTGTCCCAGGTCCCAGGTCTTCACACCTATTAATTTTGAATTTTGAACCAAAAATAGGATGAGATAAGTTGACTGTTCCATCCCAATCTGGAAATCTATTATAAGAATTTGGAATATTAAGCCATACTTCATGACATGTTTGTTGAAGTAAATCGTATATAACTTTTGGCAAATATTTGAACCGAGAAGGAATACTAGTCAGACTGATGATAACCTTCATTACAAGTTAAAAGAAACAAAACTTTATCCATCAATGAAACACTTTGTGGTTCATGATCCCAAGTTGGTTTCCCGACGGGAGTTTCTTGAAAAGCATCTCCAGGAACGTGGGGTCACAGACGTTGAGTGGATCACTGGATTCAATTCTGATTCACAATTAGTAAAGTGGCTCCACCAGTGGTCGGACACACCCATGGCTCTTGGCTACCTGTCCTGTACCGTGAAGCATTACATCATACTCAGTGAGATGATACGAAAAAATATAGCTGAGGCGGTCATTCTAGAGGATGACGTGGTACTGCACAAGGATTATTCAAAGTTTGTGCCCATCCCAGGTCTGAAGTTTATCAAGCTGGGTATCGGGGTCAACTGGAGTCTGAACCCTGGTTTAAACCCAGTACAAACTCCAAATTATGGATGCTCCGAGGCTCAGTACGTAACTCTCGACTTTGCACGCGAGCTTCTGAATAACCTCAATTTTGGACACTGCGTGGATATTGTCTATTGGGCATATTTGAACCATATTAGACATCCACTCGTGACTGTACCGCTGGCTCACCAGACATCCATCCTCGAAGGGTCGGGGACGACTGGTCAGTCAAATTCTAAAAAAGAAATGTCACTGAGAGATTTTATAGGAGGCTGGGTCACTCTCCCTAAATATAAGTGGTCAGATCTGATGGCTGAGTACGACATGATTCATAGGGTTGAGGATGAATTTGTAAAAAATTTTGGAAAAAGAATAGAAATAGTAAATGCGGAATATATCAAATACCGGCGAAATGCTTGATGTTGAAGATGGGCATCTGAACACCCAACACTGGTTCGGTGGTACAAGACACAAAACGCACCTCCTGAGTGACGATACCGTTAGAAACTACAGGAAACACAAAAGATCCATCCTGGATGACATTATCCAGACCCATGATAATCTCATAGGGAACATGGTCTCCAGATTTTAGAGTAAAAATACGCGGATGCTTCGCCTCCTGAATGTCAGCCACCACCTGATCGTCCAGAGTCTTGAACTTTTCAATCGCGTCCCGCTGGGACTGGTCAGGAGCTACGAAAGTGATGGGACGCAGAACAGGCTCCCAAAAGTTGAGCTCGAGCTCAGGCGACTCTGAATCATTCTTGAAATCAAGCTCTGTCGGGTACGACTCGTCGCTTGGGGTTGCGTCCGTCACGAGATCCTTGCGGACCCACGTGCACTCGAGGACCGTGGGCATCTTACGCACGCGGTCAAGCTGGACATAGGGCTGCTTTGGATAGTTGTTCCCGTGAATATGCACCAGGTAAAATTTCTCATTTAGGAGCTGAATAACATCGAGGGGTGCCTTGTCCATATCGTGAATCTCAGCAATCAGCTGCGTCACACGGGAAAGATCGGCGGTACGGAACACGTCCCACTCGGCACCCTCGATGTCCATCTTGAGAACAAACTGCTCGCCGTCAGGGACGTGGCGCTTCACGTGAGTCTCAAGGGTGAAAAGAGGCGCCTCATCCTTCGTAGAGATGCCCTCGGGTGTGAAAATGATTTTTGGGTTTAAATTAGTTGGTGGCTGGACAGTGTGGTCAAAAATATAAGCGGGCACATCAAACTTGCTAATAAAATCGTTATCAAAGGCGACATTCACATCAACACCGTACCCAAGCATACACGTGGCTCCAAACAGAGAGTTGAGCATGACGTAACCACCGTCACGATTCTCACCGACGCGAATCTTGGGCACGTTGACATTCCACGGGCGGAACATTTATTAAACCAAGAGTTAACCCTTTAACAGCGCAGCAGCGGACTCCCATGGTCTTTTCAGAGAATCCACTGGATGACCGATTCGGTAAGGCATCCCGTACTTTGGAATCCTGTAAAGAGTTTTCACGTCGTTTGTACCATAAAATAGCTTTTCTGGTTCCAGGTCGTCCCGTACGAAAAATAGGTTGACACCAACATTATCGGCGCACACCAGGCTGTACCCGAGGTGACGCCCCAGGATGTACAGAGCCTCGATAGATGACCCGTGATATTCAGTGCCGTCCCACACGTGATCACTCTTGTATGGCATGACACGGTCAATTCCTGGTGGGATTTGTCCTGTGTGCTCGATGACGAGGACACGTGGTCTGCACACCTTATTCAGCTCGCGCCAAACGTGCCAGTCATTGCCATCGATATCAATCGAAACAAAGTCAGGCTCGGCGGGAACCTCATACTTGGCACACAGCTCTTTTATATTTTCAACCGTAATAAACTCCTGATGAATCGGGGAATATGAGCACTCGAATTTAGATCCATTCCACAAAACTCCCGTAAACCCGTGTTTTTCATGCAAAATTTGGCTGTTATTACAAACATCTGTGGCGCCAAACTCTAGAAACTTTTTATTCGTAAACCCAATCTTATAGAATATGGTCAGAGTAATACCATCCTCGCCATTTTGGGAATAGATTCGTTTGTTATGATCTGCGAGATAGGTCAGGTTTTCTGGGATGTCAACTGGGATTGATAATTTTAGTTCTGAATTAAGTGTCTCTACGAGAAACTTATTCAAAGGGCGCATTTCAGTAATAAGTTGAAGATGAAGCCGGTCCATTTTTTATTAAACAAATTTGATTCTTAAGCCAGCCATCATAAAGTTGTGTAAATTATTATCATCTCGTGAAAGTGCATGAGTTTGCGATTCTGGTTCCTGGACCCAGATGGTTTTCCAGTCGTCGCCCCTACGTCCTGCCCAGGGGTAACACACCACCTTCTTTTTGATTCCCTTGTGTTCGAGATATTTTGTATACAAATAGTCATCAGACAGGTAGATGTACTTTTCGGAGGTTTCAGTAAGGGGTTCAATTGCAGGAAACCCCTCCATATCTTTGCGTGGAATGAGCATGCCAAACGCACACTCGAGCATCTCAGTCTCCTGACCGTGACCCTGGAACAGGCAGTACCCGAGGCGTCCCCACATACGCATGGTCGTCTCAGGATATGCCAGCCCCGAGTATCCCACAGGACACTTAAACTCAGAGTACCCTGTGACCAGTCCTTCTAGGAACCGAGGTTGATAAATCATATCATCGTCCAGGATCACCAGTAAAGTCTCCGGATCTTTCTCGAGTTCCAGGGTAGGTAGGAGTTTTGTCAGAACCCCGTAATCCTTGCATCTATTTACTGTGACCCCCATGGAAACTAATTTTGGTTCTAAATTAGGATCGGGTCCACACTTGAACCTTGGATACCAGTCTGGGAGGTTCACATATATGGCATCGGGCTGGACCGTACCTGACTTGAGAGACTGGACCATTTTTTCAACAAATTTTTCACGGGTTGGAATGGTTGTGGTCGTGACAACGACGCGGACCATTTCATAAATTAAACGCATTGACTTTATTTCAGAGTTAGCATGTACATTGTGGAGCGAATAAGAGCTATAATTTCATCCTGAATATTCTTCAGGTATGAATCCTTGGGGAGTTTCACGAGGCGTATACGAGCAATCAGACTTTTGAAATAAGCGCGCGCCTTTTTGGGGTCAGTCATGTATCTCTTGTTTAACGTGACGCGCTTGAGGCGACCGTACTTGCCCATATATGCTTCAGCCCAGGAGTCAAGCAGGGGGACTATCCCTTCATAATATGCCTGAAGAGCCTTGTGCTGGGCATATGAGTTTGTGGTCAGGTGGAATGCGTGTGCCTGTTCACGCGAGTTCATGAGCATACCGACGAAACGGTTAGCAGCCATACTTTAATTTTAGATTAAAATTCATTCTTGATGCTGTTGACCAGACCTCCTGCGTTGAACCCCAACCCAAACATGACACCCAGTGCCATGAGGATAAACCCTAAAACAAGCAGGGCAGTGTTCCGGGAATCCTTTGATTTTTTATTTTCTCTGGTGACGAGGATAAGTCCTGGAATTCCAAACGCAAGACCAATAGCCATGCTGCCGGCAAGAGCTCCCAGTGCGCCGGAAGTACCTACAAAACTCGAGAGAAAAATGTTCTTGTATTTGCCCATTTATTTTAAACTAATATTTTATTTTATATTTGTATACAGTAATGAACAGTCTCAAATTTTTGAGATATTGTAAAACGCACAAGGACCTTATGAGACCTACCCGTAATTTCGTGATATCACTGGGGGGTGGTATGGCTGTTAAACTGTACCTGACAGCGCGCGGGGTTAGCCCCATCCCCAAAAAGGTGGCAAGCACGACTGATTTTGACTTTACATTTGCAGTTAGCCACCCCTTGACTGAGGAGGAGGTTGAGAAATACTCGTTACAGATGTACAACATCATGTACAACTTTATGAAAGGTTTCATACGCCCAGACAAGCTCAAGATTAAGAGCTATGCGCGCAAGAGTCACATTCCAGCAACTGGAAAGCGCACATATCACGTGGTTCAATTCAAGGATGAAAAGGGTGAGGATTTTGTGGATTGCACACTCGCTTATATTCCAGGGACTAATCGTACTCATATAAATACCGAGCTATCGAGAAAGTTTGGGTTACCACTCAAGAAGCTCAAGTATATGTACAAGGATGTGCTTGTTGTATTGGCGGGTTCATTTGTGTACAAGAAAATTATGCCCAGAAACCCACTTGGTAAAAATAAGCCAGAAAAGGGTCTGCGCAATACGGCACGCGTCGCAGCTCTCCAAAAGGTGAAGGTTTCTTCACCCAAAACGGTCAGAACGACCGAGTTTGTGAAAGCGATCCGGGCGAAGCAAAAGACCCTTGCCGCAACAAAAGCCCGTGGAATTATCCGGAGTATTGCCAAGGCTAAAAAATTATTGGATACTCTTAGATGAAGAGATTTGCGGTGACGATGGTCCTCGTGTCCTTTTTTATTGGTCTCTTGGTGTTATGGATCATCAGTGATAGGTCCAGGGGGTATGAGACACCCGAATCCACATGGGACGGTCCGCAAATGGTCCACGGTATTTTAGAGCCTCACGAGTGTGATTATATAATTAGCAAAGCTGAGAGCTCCTTTGCGCGGAGCACGGTCGTGGGGATTGACGGACCTGACGAGTCACGCACGAGTGAGACTGCATGGATCGGCAAGGATGATTCAGTGGCGCGCAAGATTTTAGACCGAGTATGTGAATTAACCGGTAAATCCTATGATAATACAGAAGATTTACAAGTGGTTCGGTACAAGCCTGGGACGTATTATCGCGCACACCATGACGCCTGCTGTGAGGAGACAGAGGCGTGTTCGCTTTTTGAAAATAAGGGGGGTCAGAGGGTTGGGACGCTCCTCGTCTATCTAAATGACGATTTTACAGATGGTGAAACTCACTTTCCAGATTTTGGGGATTTGAAGATGAAAGCGCCGCCCGGATCAGCTATATTCTTTAAACCACTGGGCTCTGAGGATAAATGTCATCCAAAAGCGCTCCATGCTGGTCTGCCAATTTCGTCCGGTACGAAATATGTGTGTAACGCCTGGGTACGGGAGAATGAGTTCAGCTGATGACGTGGCAAAATTTTCGTGTGATGTCGACGATAGGGTTTGGGTTTGGGAGAGTAAGGACAACCAACTCTCGACGCTCACCCGTCGTTACTTAAACACCAGACCCGTCTACTACCCAAGGCGACATGGCTACCAACTTTGCTCTGGCTGTTGACAAGATGGTCCGCGAGCGTGACATTGCTTTCCTCCAGAAGATTGCGGAGGATTACAAGCTGCCTTTTGAGGAGCTCCAGGCAAAGTACACTACCGTTGCGGAGGCGGCTGTCAAGGTCAAGCGCCCGTACAAGAAGCGCGAGCCTAAGATGGTCGAAATCACTAATGCCGAGGGTGAGAAGATCCAGGTGGCGGTCAAGGAGGACAAGGAGTCTTCGAAGGAGAAGAAGACTTGCGAGGCTCAAACCTCTAAGAAAGAGGCTTGCAAGTTTAGCGCCCTGAAGGGTGGGTGCTTTTGCAAGCGTCACCAGCGGCAGTATGAGGAGGAGCAGAGCGGCGAGCCTGCTCCTAAGCGGTCTAAGAAGGAGGTGGTGCAGAAGCAGCCTCAGCCTATGCACACTCACTCCCTTGACACCAAGGGCGAGGCGTGCAACCTGTGCGAGTCGCACGGTAACCCCCTGACGAGCGACGGCGACGATTTCGAACTGGTGATGCCGGCAGAGTCTGAGGAGGAGACCCAGGTACCGGCGCCGGCAGCCCTAACTGCTGCCCAGCGTCTGGCGGCTATGCTCGAGGAGTCTGACGAGGAGGAGGACGAGGAGGAGGGTGAGGACGTGGCAGTGGACCTCGAGGAGGCTGAGGCTATGGGCTTTGGCTCTGAGTATGAGGACGAGGAGTAAACCTCTCTATCATACTGGCAAGCTCGGTCCGGAGATAGCTGAAGTCGGAGCGTGACAACCTATACAGTGTAATGAACCATAGCATAGTTAAACCAATCCATACTAGTCTCTTTTCTTCGTCCTTGTCTTTGACCGTGTAAATAGGCTTGAGAATAGTTCCCACAAATGACTCGTTTTTATAAATTGGTATAAAGATCTGCCCAAAAAAAGTGTCGTCCCCTTTTTTACCTGATACCAGCTTTTCCATTTCTGTCAAGGCACAGACCGTCTGATTGGTCGCCCAGTGTAACATCACGAATGGAATAGTTAATGCGTGCATTGATAAAAAGTAATCACCTCCCATAAATGGAGTTGCAACTATAAATATTCTAACAAGCACATGAATAATTTGAATTATAATTTTCAACATCTATAAGGTGCGTATAAAAAATTCGTGTGTTGTCGACGCCTTAGAAGGAAGTTGGTAGCTTATAGCAAACACCAAATGGCTACCTTCAAGCGTCCCACGTTGCGTCAGGTCGGGAGCGTCTCTAAGGTTTTCACGACTATTCAGCAAGGGGGTGCCTCAGTTTCAGCATGGGTCGCCAACACAAAAATGCGCAAGGTGGCTACTGGCACGCCCGGGCGTCTCGGTGAGATTTGCACCGAAATGCACCGCGGTGACTGTGTGAAGCGTCTGCAATACCAGTGGACCCCTCAGTGTGAATACGAGTTTTATGCCGAGCGGGCACTCCCGGAAAGCGAGCGGGCGGCATATATCGAGCGGTGCAAAAAGTGGTTCGAGGAGCACCCGCCTCGCACCCCTAAGGCACCAAAGGCACCTCTGGAATACGACCGGGAAATGATTGCTGAATTTTACAGCAAGAAAAGCGTCGTACCTCCTATCGAGGAGCGGGTGGCGGCATTTCGCAAGGCGGGTATGCCGGAGCGGCGAATCCAGAAGCACGTTGCGTGGAATGAGCTGATGGAAGCTACCTCAGACGATCGGCAAAAGGTGATCGACGACATTTTCGGGGTTGACGCTCCTAAAAAGACCAAGACGACCAAGGTGACCAAGGTGATCAAGCCGGTTAAAAAGAAGATCTCTTAATAGAGAATGTCGAGTGAGCCTCGCAAAATGAGATGGGCAGATATTGCCGATGAAGAAGATGAACTTGCAATTCCAGTCGTAATTTCGAAACACGGTATTAAAGTGAAAAAGTCCTACGTCCCCCCGCATCTGCGTACAGATAAAAGCCCGAAGCGTATAGAAGAGAAGAAGAATGCCTCATAGGTGTGAGGTGTGTGATGAGGTATTCAACAGGTCCAACCACTCCCAAGTGAATTGTCCATTTTGCGAGTACAAGTCGTGCACTGATTGTAGCGAGCGTTATCTCCTTGATACGAGTCAGGATGCCCATTGCATGTCTTGCCGTAAGGGGTGGTCCCGTGAAATTCTATCTAACAATTTTACTCAAAAATTCGTTTCAAAAAAATACAAGGAGCGTCGTGAAAATCTCCTATTCGAGCGTGAAAAGAGTATGATGCCCGAAACTCAGGTTTATGTGGAGCTTGAAAAGCAGGTTCGACAGCTCGGAAAGGAGATTGCTACTATGCAATCGTCTCTTAGACAGGAGTATGAAAAATATAATAAAATTTCCCAACAGCCACTCGGACCTCTTGCCGTTGCTCACAATCTCACGACAGAATTTGAGGCACTCATACTTAGGCACAAGCTTGGACAGGAGTCTCGAAAGACGCAAAATAACATGCTGTTAGACATTCAGACTCTCGAGTGGCACCAGAACGAGCTCATTGCACGTATTCACGGCGGTCGTGCAGCTGATATAGAAAAGCGCGTATTTGTTCGTGCCTGCCCGTATGACGATTGCAGGGGTTTCCTGAGTACTGCGTGGAAGTGTGGTCTGTGTGAGAATTGGGCATGCCCTGATTGTCACGAGGTCAAAGGGCGTGAAAAGGACACCCCACACACATGCAATCCTGATAGTGTAGCAACGGCTCAGATGCTCGCAAGGGACTCTCGGAACTGTCCTAACTGTGCATCTATGATTTTTAAAATTAACGGATGTGACCAGATGTGGTGCACTCAGTGTCACACGGCTTTTAGTTGGCGAACTGGTCGTATCGAGACTCACACTATTCACAACCCTCACTATTTCGAGTATCGGCGCACTCACGGCGGTATGCCGCGTCAGGCGGGGGACGTGCCATGTGGCGGTCTACCTGACTGGACCCGAGTTGCTAGGAACATTGGTGCACCCCATGGTTCGGCAAATTACGTAGTCATCACAAATGCATACCGTTCACACGGTCATGCACAGTACGTGGTGCTACCTCGGTACGCGGAGGAGGAGCGTCGTAACGAAAACCGGGACCTCCGTATCAAGCTCATGATAGGGGACATAAATGAGGATGAATTTAAGAAGAAAATTCAGCAACGGGAGAAGGCGGCGCAGCGAAAGCGGGACATTCGCCAAGTGGTTGAAATGTATGTCACGGTCCTTACAGACCTGTTTCAGTCTTTTCAGCAGAATAACAATACCAATGAGATGGTCAGTTCCCTATACGGACTACGGGATCACTACAACGCGACCCTAAAAAAGATTCAGTTTGTTTACAAGTGTGCAGTTCCGGAGCTCCATGATACATTTAATTTTCGCAACTAATTACAGATGTGGCGCTTGGGAGTGTTGCTGCTAGTCCTCGTGGTGTTGGTCTTACTGTTACTGAACAATAAGAGCAATTTCACTAATAAAGAAATTCCCAGAACTATTTGGACGTTTTGGGACTCGGACAATCTTCCACCCTTTGTTGAAAAGTCGATAGAGAGTTGGCGCAAGTTTAGCCCCGACTTTACTATTCACGTAGTCACCCCCAAGACGCTCCCAGACTTTCTCCCAGATGTTGATTTCTCGTCAAAGAGAAATGACTTTATCCAGAGAATGGCTGATTTCGTAAGGGTCCACCTGGTTGCCAAGTATGGGGGCATCTGGTCAGACGCGTCAGTGGTGGCGACGCGGTCACACAACTGGGTGATCCATGAGCAACAGTCTCGTGGTTTCGAGTTCTTTTCATATCATAGAAAAGATAATCAGACGCTTGATGATTACCCGACTATAGAAAATTGGTTTTTTGCTTCTGTCCCAGAAGGTAATTTTGTTTCAAAATGGAGAGATGAGTTTGACAGACTAAATAATTTTGAAAAAGTTGAGGACTATATAGCTGATATCAGAAGTAAGGGGGTGGATACTCAACGAATTCCAGATCCAAATTACTTGACCCAAGACTGCTCTGCTCAGGCAGTTCTTCAAAAGGAAATGACGCCGGAAGAAATTAAGAAAACAATTCATACCCTAAATTCAGAGGAAGGACCTTATAAACATTCGCATGATAATGGATGGAACCCGGCACAGGGAATGCAAAGTCTATGCGATACTCCTATTTCTGAACTTCCAGATCTCATCAAGGTGTACGGGAATGAGAGGCGTGCCATAGATGCAAACCCCCAACTTGAATGTGCATACAAGATTTTTGACACTTAAGTATATGGATGGTAAGTTAGTCAAGATGAAGAGGTACTGGTATTACAGAGGTGAGTTTCCATTTAAACTGTTTCCGTTTATGCGTCGGTGTATGTCGTGTCCAAATTTAAAACTATTAATATAAATGCTAATCGTCCCATTTAAATCAAAGGTATAATCACCAGACGCGCCACAACACGTGCAGGTGTGAAGCGTACGCGCAATGGAAATAAAATTTTCTAGTGTATTATTAATGAGTAAAATCAACAATTCACGTAAATTAGTAAATAGAATTTCAGAAAACACAGGGAAACAGTGGCCAACCATCGATAAGGTATTGGGTTCAGGTTCAAATGGTATCACGTTTCTCACCACCAATAATCCACCCAAAGTTCTTAAAATTGCAGTAGGTGATGCAACTCGCGAGGTTCAGGCTCTTCGCAAGTTACATAACGCTGGATCTAATTTTACTCCAAAATTGTCTAATAACTACGTATCTATACGCAAAAACACTAATATAATTAACAAATTATTTCCTTATAGAAATAAGAATAATAATGATAAAAGTTTTATGACGGCATATGTGATGAATAAGGTTGGTAACACAAGTTTATGGTCATATGTAAAATCAGGTCATAATACTGCAAATAATAAACGTCAAATAAGAGAAAGTATCCTAAAAGCTATAAATTTTATGCATGCACAAGGTATTTCTCACGGAGATTTACATGCTGGAAATATTTTGGTCGAACTCGATAGCGAAGGTAAAATGAAAAAACTATGGGTAATTGATTTTGGACGTTATGTCAACATACAACCTGGAAAAACTGAAAATAATACTTATAAAGCTCTTCCATCTATTATGCACAGAAACTATAACGTATTTAACTCGACGGCAAAACCACTCGTCGAAATGCGGACTGGACCTATGGGTCTTTCCAGACGTAATTTGAACCTTTATAAATATATGTATCAAGGCAATAATAAAAATGTTCAAGTTTGAAAAATACCCTGGAGTCACCAAGGACTCCCATCAATAGGTCCAGGCATCTTGCGCATGACGTGTTCGAGATTCTTCAAATCTATATAGATGAAAACTGGAAAGAGTATAGGCGAGCCAGCTGTATATATAATAACCTTTGATACATGATCTACGAGGTAATCTTCCTTTTTCATAGGCGGTGCATATGCGATACTTCGGACTAGACCATACGCATATGTACCGGCTATAAACTTATTCATTAGGTTTCTAACCTTGCAAAACTTTAAGAGCTCGCTTAAGAGTTGGGGAAGTTGGATAACAAGATGGAAAATTTTAGCGTCCGTTTTTTCCCTCCCTGGAACGACAAAGAGTCTGAATGCGAGTTCAATACCATAGGTGAGTTCTTTTGTTGGTTTGACTTGATGGGAAATCACTGTTATGAGGTGGAATATGACTATAATCGTGTCAGTGATTTGTTAAGTGTGGCAAAGGCAGGTGACATGATATACCTTGACCGGTCCCTGAAACCGGTACAAAAAGACGATGAAATTCTCATAGAGATCCGATGCAACCGGGCGCTTGAAGTTTAATTTAAAACCAAAATTGATATATACCCGCGTCTCACTAATTTAGAATCAAAATTCGTGTGGTGTCCAGGTCGGGGAAGCAGCCCATAGGAATAGGCAAACTTGAGTTGAGCCAACAATGC